ATGCTGAGGCTATCTATAAATCTATAGGATTTGCATTCCCACCCTTCCACCCTTTAAGTATATAAGCATAACTAATACAAGTCAATTTTACTATTAGTTAAACTTATACTAAAAAATAAAAAAAAATAAAAATAAGGAATATAGAATAAGGCCAATGGCCTTTCAGGCCAAAGGCCATAAATAACTATTACCGCAATTCTATATTTTCTATTGCTCAAGATGTACATCTTCCCAATGAGAATTGCTCTCTCCTATTGCAAAGCCATAGGAAGAAAATGCTGTAAATTGCTAATTGCTTTATGCTATAAAGTACTTTATAAAGAATGTTTCCCAGTGAACAATATATCAAAAGTAGCAGTTTAACACGGTTAAATCAGTCATTTCATGGATTGTTTCCCAGTGAACAATCTATTAAAATACGTGTTTTTATGGCTAAAATACTGTATTTTGCTCACTACTTTATGACACAAAGTACTTTTTGAACACGTTCAAAAATAATTGAACACGTTCAAATTTATAAGACCATTACGTTTTTGACCAACCTAGTAGCCTTGTTAGCCAAAATAGGCGATTATCTTTACAAGCATAGTCTGTAACCTGTTGATTCTAAAGGACTTATTATTTTCTCGAATCGTTTGACTTTTGCTCTATATAAGGATAGACTTGCGATTCATTCTACAAGTGTAGTTTGAATTAGGCAGAAATTTAACACGGTTAAACAAAGTGAGGAGTCAACACATGTCACACATACTAATCTTTAGAGATGATTTCGAGAATATGGCGTTAGTTACCATCACTGGCTATAGCTGGAATTATCAGCGTCAGGCGGTGATTAATGAAGAGAGAATAGCTCACAGCAACAAGGGATGGAATTACGCCGCTTGCTATGAAATGGACACTAACAAAACCTATCTTGTCTTTACTAAGGAAGATAAACTAGATAGCGGTAAACTTCCAATCTATTGCTAAAGTCTTTTGAAGATCGAGCTAGTAATTACTAGCTCTTTCTTGAGTAGACTTTACTCTATAACTGCTACTTAGTAGCAAAAAATTTAACGTAGTTAAAAAACGAGGAAAAATATGAACACATTTAAGACTGTTAAATCGAGTGACGGCAAATCATTGGTTGGCAAAGTGGTATTCGTCAAACCATCGTCTTGCGAATTTACCGACATTCCACAGCTTAATAGAGCTAGAGAGCAGTGGAGTCTTGAGAAGATTGATGAATTGACCGCTTCAATTAAGCAAGTCGGTATACTTGATGCCACCATTGGCTATCCAGAGGGTAATAAATTCAAACTAGTTTCAGGTAGACAACGCATGACAGCCATTCAAGAACTAGCAAGGCAAGGTCTGACTAAGGCTGAGAATGGCAAATTACTTCTCATTCCAGTTATCCTCTGCGATAAACCTACTACGGATGAGGAAATCAGGGACATCCTAGCCCAGAGTGTGGCTCGCAATACTTGGCGTTATGAGGACGACGTACAAACTAGAGCGCAGTCATTTAGGACATTGCGGGACTTGGGGTGTACACTTGAACAGATTGGCGCACAGACGGGATTTTCCCATGTGTACGTGAGTCAGGTGTTAGACGTGACTGCTGTAAAACCGCTCTATGATGCGGTTAAAGCTGGTAAGATTGGAGTTAAGGAGGCATCGGCCTTTGTCAGCTCTAAATTTCAAAAGACTGGCAAGGATAATAAGCCACTCAAGAAAGACGGTCAAAAGGTTTATGATGAGGATAAAATCAAATCAGCTTTGGCCGAAACAATCAAAAAAGCCAATGAATCAGGCAGAACTAAAGTTAAGACTGCCGACGTTAGCGGAGTAGCTGGCGCACGTAAGATCACAGGCGAAGGGCGCAAGAATCAAGGTATAGCTTGGCTCAAATCCCTTGCTGATGATTCGGAGAATGTGCCGCTTGAAATCAGGCTTGTGCTGGATTGCTTCTTTATGAAGCGTACAATTACCGACACCATTAAGATCGCTAAGCGAGATAAGATTGATTTGGCTTGGCTCAGTGATGTTGATTTCTCTTCACCAAAGGAAAAGAAAGCCGCTAAGAAAGCCGCTAAGAAGGCTACTAAAGCGGTTAAAAAGAATCCTATGGCAGATGAGGAAGACGATGAGATGGATTCGTCGGAATACGAAGATACAGACGAATAACAATTTAACCGTGTGGTGACTATGAGAAGCTAGAAATAGCTTCTCACTTTTTTTAACCAGAAACAAAGTGAGGATAGCAAAATGAGATACACAATCTACTCTTACCACAAAGTCAAAACAACTAAGGGCATAATCAAGGAAGATGTTACACATTCAATAGTGCAAGCTAGGGCTATTTGTAAGCTGAAAGCCGGCGCGCGTAGATGCATGAATCTGGACGAATTTGCTAGGCGCTTTCCTAAGCTATTTGCTACTCACAAGCCAATCTATGTTGCGAAAAGAAAGAACTATATAGCGTGGGTAGTAGACGCAGATAATGTTGAGAACAATACAAAGGAGAGTAAATAATCATGTATAAATGCGAATACTGCGGAATAGAATCCACATTTTCTAGTGAAATGTGTAATCACATTGCAGAAAGCCATAAGCTACCGACTATAGACGATTATCGAAACGCTATTGACTCCCAATCAGCTTGCAATGTTAGCGGATTGATACGCTCATTGAATGACATGATAGAGCGTATATGGAATTGTGATAAGAAGTACGGCATAGGCACATACTTTGTTAACCATCACCCAATAATCCAGCTATACGCTTATCAGATAGCCTACCTATCGCATGGGAGAGAGCCTATAGAATGGGCTGGATTTTCAGACGCATATAAGTTTTGCAAGTCAGTAGTAGCGGGCGAGATACTACCTGATAGTAATTGGATGGTATCTATTACGACTTGCTACCATCAGAAGCATTAGTGGTAAGATCAAATAGGTAATAAAAAAGGCAGGCTAAATAAATAGCCTGCCTTTTGTTTTATAAGTTTATCTATTAGATACAAAATTCTCGCTTGTCATAAACAACAATTACTTCGCCATAGATAAATGTAATCGTTGTTTGTAATCTCCATTCTAAACTATCTGGTTTCCATTCTGCATTCCTCATTGCCTCATGTGACTCATAACCTAAAATCAAAATCTTGTCGGTCTCAAAGTGTAGATTGCTACCTAATACTAATTCTAGCTTTTCAATCTTCATGATTCATCTCTCTTATTTCATTGTCAAACAAACATTGTGGCAGCCTTATTGCCGCCGAGTGAATAAGAGCATAACGCCCTATAGCCTGTCAATAGAATATCTGTATTTTGCTTAGGATGCCCTACAATCAATTTTTATTGCCTTGCCTATGGTAAGGTATAGCCTGCCCAATAAAAATTCAATAGCGGTCAATTGTGACGAAAGTTAATTGGTCTGACCAGTTTGGTTAATTGGTCTGACTAATAATGGTATGACCAATTAACTAAACCAAAATTCGGGGTTAAAATGTCTGATTTAACTGTGTTAAATAGAATATCGGTTATTAGAGTCCAAAGGTTGGCGCAGATTTTAAGTTCTATAACTCCTTTATTTGCAACAATTTAACAAAACTTTTCCCTTGACATTAGTTCTAACTTATGTTACAATAGTTCCGTAAGTAAAAGTATGCCCGATTAGATTGGAAATTTAACTGGGTTAAAACGTAACGTAGAAAATTAAGGAGATACAATCATGGAATTAGTTGATAGACAGCGTTTCACCAATATGCTGCGAATTTTGGTTGATGTCACTACCGAAACTTTGGTGCATTCTGATATAACAGAACCTTGTAGATTTAATGGATGGTCAACAGAATACAGATTGATGCATGGAGGAAAATTAGTAGCTAAGGTTTTACATGCATCCGAAGGCGGTCAAATATATTTTATTGACAAGCAATGGGAACAAAGACACGATACTGATTTTGCGTGTCCACCACACAAATCAAACATAGAATTAGGAATAGATGATAGAGGTTGGGCATTCATTGCAATTAGAAATACAAACGATTATCCAGAATCCCATTGCATTCGTATCCTAGCAGGTTGTAGAAACTTCAGCCTTGAACAAGCCAAAGAACATTGGAAAGATAATCCAGAAGTATATCCACGTATACTCATGGCAGAGCAAATTGCCATCCATAGAGGGTGGATTAAAGAATTGGCTTGTGAAATAAATCCTACAATAGTTATACATGATTGGGAAGAAGAACCAGAAGGCCCATTGACAGTTTAACACGGTTAAATTCTTACTCCCACTACATCTCCCGGAGCATAACACACAGCAGAATGCGTTATGCTCCTTAAATAAGAAAGTAGGTTACACATGTTAGACAATATGCCTGAAGTAGAAATAGAAGTACCTCACTTCGTTAGGATTTACTGCCAAAACAGAACAACGGAATATACCAAATACCTAGACCAAATTCAACTCAAGAAAGCCTTCCACAATAAAGACCTCAAAATCAAAGTCCTAGATAAAATAGATGATCTTGTCCGTTGTCACATTACACAAATAGTCAAACCTTTAACTGTGTTAAAAAACCCCATGCTCATGTATGCGGCAGAGCTGGAATACAGAACATGGAAAGTAGAATTTCCAATAACTCTACAAGAGGCTAGATGGAAATTGATTGATAGCTACCCACAAACTAACAACGTAGCTCAGCCAGACAGTTGTTTAATCCTGATACAAGAAAGAAAAGGAGCATGTAAGCTAAACATTTCTGAAACTGTAGAAATAGCCACTGAAAGGAGAAGTATCAGAAGGAAGAAGGAGGAAAAATTATGTTATGCGTAATATGCCTCCGAAACAATGCAGATATTACTATAGTTTGTGAAAACTGCAATCGTTTAAATTTGCCGAACCATAACAAAACTATTGATGAAGGAGCAAAAGAAAGATTGCTTGAATTGCCAATGGATAGGCAATTCAAGATTATCAAATTGACACATAAAAGATTTCAATCGCTTTTAGAATATAATCTTTCAAGGGAGTTTATTCTAAACAATGTTTTGAAAGAATATATTGATATGGAACTCAGAGGCGATGATTTAGATATGCTTGTCTCTGATGGAAAAGACCCCTCTCTAGGGACATTTAGACCGTATAAAGGGAGAATTTACAGTCAATATACACCACCAAAGGAGTAGATATGCATTTAACACTAGAACAGTACTTAGAAATTGAAAGAAAAACTAAAGAACTTGAAAAGCAAATCAACGCGTTAAAGAAATGGATTAAATACTGGTCTGATGTTGATATAGATATGGACAATTTGATGGAATGGGAAAAAGAACATAAAGAAGAAGAACAACAGACCATGACCCCAGAAGAAATACAATCCTATATCAAAAGGATTGAGATGTATTCTGACGTATTCAACTATGGCAGGGTTGAATCTGAAGGAAAGAAAATGGCTGAGAGTTTGTAAGTGTAAGTAAAGCTAATTTGCAACGTAGAAAATGGTCAATCTAGGAAGGTAAGTGTATGTTATTACATTACCCTCCTATTGTCAAATTCACTAAGGAGACAATATGCAGAATAATTTAACACGGTTAAATCAATATGATGAGAATTGGGACGACATAGACAACATTCAACGACAAACACCTAAGCCAAAACAAAGAAAACCTAGAGAGCGCATACCCGTATCAGTCCAGAAAGTCATCACAGAAGTAGACGAATACATCGAAGGAGGTAATTTCCTTACGGAAAAGAAATTTCGTAACGTGGCTCAGAAAACTAAAGGGATGGAGAAAATTAGCCATATTCAGGCGTCACTTAATGAGATGGCATTCTGGCAATCTCTATGTATCCCAATTTCTAGATGATTGGGATGAATTGGTTTACTTATCTCATAGTGATAATGTAAGCCGTAAACTTAAACAAGAATCAACGGTATGGGAATTGCTCGAAAGGGTAATTCCCATACAAAGCAGGAATAAGAGAGACGATGAATGGATAGTCATTCGTATTCTCAGAAACAAAGTGGAGGATAGAAAGTATCTTGACATCAGGATATTTAAAAAAGAAGCAGAGGAATTTAACGGGGTTAAAAAAGAGAGGTTAAAGAAGACTTCTAAGGGCAAACTTCTACCGCTGAATGAATGGAAGAAGTATCTACCAACGATCATTAAACTTGTGAGGAAATATGAGTAAAGAAATGACAAGTGCCAAAGTTAAAGTGATTAAGGATGATAAAGATAAATATAGCCTAAAAGTACAGGTAGATTGCGGTCACACAGTGAACTGGTCACTCATAAAAATTACCGAGGCTAATGCAACTACACTAAAAATGATTGGCGTGGAATTTGAAGACTACACTGTTAAGAAATAACTATTAAACTTGTGAGGAAATATGATTGAAAAAACTATAGATATTTATGACGCCACAGATAGAAATTTTCCAGTAGGAATTTCTATTTTTGAGAGCATAGCTGAAAAGCACGGTGTAAAAAACGGTCAATATATCCAGGATAAAAATAAGATAGATGAAATTATTGTAGATAATTGCCATCACGGTATTGCCATTTGCGAACTAAACATTGCTCTCAATGAAGAGTTTGAAAGCCTATGAACAAACTCCAAGAGAAAATATGCAATCTCTTAGGTGTGAGAAGATACACCGAACATAAATGGATAGGTGTTCGGTGTATCTATCACAACGATAAACACCCTTCTGCCGCTGTTATATTTGATAACAACGGGGGGTGGTTTAGGTGTAAAGGTTGTCATAAATCTATTGGACTACGCAATTTATGGGAAGAGAAAGGCAATCACTCCCCAATCCAAGTATACACTAGAACTATACAGATAAAAGATGATATGCCTAAAGCTAAAGACGAAGAAGATAATTTAACCGGGTTAAACAACGGTAATGGACATAGCCATGACATCGAAATACTGGAAAGATTTGAAGAGGAGAAGCACATTAGAATCAAGACAGTTAATTCATTGGGCGGCACCATCGTTGATGATTATCTATGTTTCAGATACGGTTTCAAAGGTAAGTGGGTCGGTCGTAATATGGGAGAGGTCAATCAAGAGCGACCTAGATTCATCAACGAAAGTGGAGCAAAAGAGAAGGGATTATTTGGTGAAGAGAGAATCTCCCAATTCAAATTCTTCTTTCTAGTGGAAGGGTTGACAGACTACCTTGCTATGATCCAAATGGGAATAATGAATGTGTTACTCTCATTTGGCGCAGAGTTATCAGAGGAACAAGCCTATCTATTGCGTGGCAAGACGGTCTTTATAATTTACGATAGAGATTTTGGTGGAAATAAGGGAGCTAAGCAAGCCGCAGAGAGATTAAAAGAATGGGGAGCCATCCCTATTATACTTGAATTATATGTACCCAAAGATCACGACCACAAGATAAAGATAGACATCAACTATCTGTATGGGGAAGATGAAGAGACACTGAAACATTGGCTTAAAGAGCAAACAAGCAAGTATGAAACATACGATAGCAATTACCTAGAGGAATTGAAGAAGAAAACTAGACTTAGGTACTGGAATACAAGTATCTCTCTACTCAAGTTTACACAAGGTTTATATGTGATAGGTGGTGAGCCGGGGGTGGGTAAGACTACTGTTACTATTGACGCTATTGATTGCTTGGTCGAGCAAGGGGCTAGAATACTATGCGTAGAAAATGAACTTCCCAAAGACCAAATAATAGCTAGGCTAGCTAGCAGGAAGTCTAAGCACAAGTGGCCTGCCATTGAAGAAGACTACAATATAGTAGAGCCAAAAACAGAGGAATGGTTGAAGTATGTACTAAGTAAAACTAGAATCATGAACGATCTAACAATAGAGGAAATCACCCATGCTAAAGACATATTCGACGTGGTTATTGTTGATTTGTTACAAGATATGCCATCTCTTATATCAGATCAAAGGTTGGCTATAGAAACAAACCTAAAAGGATTGATAAACTTAGCTAAACATGATGGTAAAACAATCATATGTGCATCCAGAATGCCTGCAATTAACTATGGAAAACAAGACGGACACTTGTTTTCTGGCTCAGCCGCAATACTTTCTTCAGCGCAAGGCGCAATTGTCTTGGATGTTACATCAAAAGAAGAGATTAGGTGTAACCTCAGAAAGAATACACGCGGGCCTACTGGTACAACGTTCTTTAAAACTAATTATCCACATCAAAGAATAAAGGAAACATCCTTTAAACAAATGATGAAGGATATTGACTTAAACAAATTAGACTTGGAGTAAATATATGTGTACGTTTTTAGAAATACTAAAGTTTATTTTTAGCAGTTTTTGGATATGGTTGGGTACTTTGCTGTTACTTGAAGTGATAGTAGAAGGGATCAGAGGATTGGTAAGGACTATCCATAAGTAATTTAACCGGGTTAAAAGGAGAAACAAAATGAGTACAACAATAGGTAAGACAGTAACAGAAGGTATCTTTGACCATAGTATAGAAGTTTATACAGGAGTAGAGCATGTAGTATTATTCGTTCAAAATGCTAATGACAGAGATGGAATAGGTACAAAAATTCTGCTATCAGAAAACAAATTGAATGAATTGATGAACGCTTTAGATGTAGCTAGAGCAATCAAAGGTTGGTCTAGGAATGAGGATTAAATGATATGCAACAGATTCTCCCTATGCAATATCCTAAACTTGAGAAGTGGCCTAAGAATTACTTCGGCATTGGGGCATTACTCTTTCGAGAAGTAATAGGTAAAGTTGTCAACCTTGATATAGAGACTATCGGGCCAGAGGATAACGGTTTAAATCCATATGATCCTAAAACAGAAATACTCTCCATTGCTTTAAGTGTTAATGGGAAGCAATATGGATTTAGACTAGATGGAGAATACAGTTTAACCGGGTTAAAGTTAGTTCAAAGGATTATTGAATCACCCGAAGTAATGGTCTGTGGTCACAATATCAAGTTTGATTTGAACTTTCTGTGCTATAAGTTCAAATGGAAGATGAGATGTCTTGCCTATGATACTATGCTTGGCGCATATTTCCTCAATGAGAATGATATATACGTGTCTCTCGAAGAATTGTGCGACAGATACGAAGTGATGAATCAGTATAAAACTAAGATCAATAGGCGTAAACTAAGAGAGATGCACCCCGATGATGAATTGCTCTACAACATGAGAGATACTAAGGCGACTAGACTTATAAAAGACGGGTATCTTGATCCAGCATTAGAAGAACATGGACTAACTAAAATCATGGGCATAGGTTGTCAGGCTATACCTGTTCTGTCTAAGATGGAAACAAGAGGGGTGCTGGTAGACCAAGAATACGCCAAGCGTGAGCAAATGAAGTTGTATGAACATCTCATAGACATACGGCAAGAGTTAAAAGAATTGGCTATGAGTCCATTTAATCCAGATAGCCCAAAGCAATTAGCCAGTATTCTGTTTAATAAGTTTGATTTTAACCCGGTTAAATGGACTAATACAGGCGCAGGTAGTACAGATTCAGAATCAATTATCAGGATAAGACAGGAACAATGCGGCACTAGAAGTGAAAGAGGTACAGTATTTATAGAGAAGTTACTTGAGTATAACAAGTTAGTAGGATTGAATGAAAAGTACTATGGAAAACTTCCCAAATGGATTCAAGCCGATGGTTGCGTCCACACTTCTTTCAACATAGGTGTTACTGCTACAGGTAGGTTAAGTAGTAGTAATCCTAATATGCAGAATCAAAAACGTGGTTCTGAATTTAGGGGAGTATACATACCACGCCCCGGTTATATATTCCTTGAAGGCGATTTCTCCCAAATAGAGCTACGCATAGCAGCATGGTTAGCTAAAGAGAAACGAATGTTAAGGATGTTTGAGGAAGGAAAAGACATTCATACTGCTACTCTATGCGAGATGACAGGCAGAGACTACGAAGATACTCTGAAGTTACTAGATACTCCGACAGCTAGAGAGTATCAAGATGTAAAAAACTTGAGAGTAGGTATAAAAAATATCAACTTTGGGGAGATATATGGGGCATCACCTGAGAGATTGCAAAGAGAGATGGTAAAGAATGGAATATATTGGGAATTAGAGGAGTGTATTCAGCTTTGCAATGATAGAAAGAAACTATATCCCAATATAGTTAGATGGAAAAAACAAGTAGAACAATTCATCATCACTCACAAATACGTGAGGATGCCGTTAGGCCAGATAAGGAGACTACCCAATGCAAATGAAAACTGGAAAGATCAAGACTCAAAGAGAGCTATCAGGCAAGGGATAAACTTTATCATCCAATCAACCGCTTCCGGTTGGCTACCTATTATTGGGATGATATTGCTTGATAAATACTTTCAACAGAATCCTGAATGGGATGGATGTATTTTGCTACAAGTCCATGATTCAATTCTTTGTGAAGTCAAGAATAACTATAATCGTGGTAGTATGGCTAAACTCAAAAAGGATATGCAAAGGATTATGGAGGTAGATATTAAGGAATACATCCTGGAAGTGTTTGGAGTTGATATTACAGTGCCGTTGGAATTTAAATGTGACTATCTTTCAAGATGGAGATGATATGCCAAGAGGTCTTAGAAGAACACATACGTTTGTGACATTAGCTATAAGCCAAGAGGCTTATAAAGAAATAAAAGAAAAATTATTAGCCGCAGGATACAACCATGTATTTGTCTATGATTTCAATGATGAAGAAACTATAGACATGCAGGGTATAGGGCTAACAGAAGAAAGAGAGATACAAGAATATGAGCCAAAAAGTAAATATAACCAAAGTTAAACTTGAGCGAGTTTATTCTGAAGGTAAAGCATATCTTAGGCAACCTTTAGAAAACAATGTAAGACTTAGACCGCCAACCGAGAAGGAGATGAAGAAGCACAGGAAAATATACCGTAAACAAGTACAAACCTTGATTATCAGAGGTAAGTATGAAGAGAAGGAATAAATTTAACCGGGTTAAAAAACAGGAGAAAAAAAATAACCCGGAGAATTATAAACGTACCTACTATCTTAAAAGGAAAAAGGGTACATCGAATCCAATGATAGGGATGGCGTATAAACTCCAACACCTTAATAAGATATTGGGTTATACTGGCGAGGATGATACTTGGCAAGCAATGTCCCCAGAACAAATAAAAAAGTATGAGGACGAACGTAAAAGACTAATCGAAATTCTTACTCCGATACATTTGGAGTATAACAGAAAACATTTTAGTAAAACTTTCCACACAGAAGAAGATTAGTACTTGTAACAATGGAATAAAGGAGATTACTTGATATGGCTAATAAAATGAGCTTCAGTGATATGATGTCGTGGGCTAACGAAAACTCTAAATCTGACTTCAAAAATATATTTATTAAGTTTTCAGAAGGAGTTCACGTAGGAAGAATACTGAATGTCGGTCATGATCCAGAGTATGATAATGACATTGATAGATTCTTTAGGTCTTTTCGAGTACATGATATGGGACAAAAATCAACCTTCTGGTCTGGTCTGTGTCTTGATTATGTAATGGATAACAAGCAAGGTATTAGAAAGTATTTGATTCAAACCAAGAAGTTGAATAAAGCAGAGGGAGAAAAGATCAAAACCAATGGTTGTGTAGCCTGTGTCGCTCTTGAAGCATTGGAAAAAGAATATGGATTAGATCGCAAAGAATTAAACAACATATTGCGTAGCAAAACTAGAATCATTGCTCCATTCTTTTATCTCAGACAAGCGTTGCCTGAGCCACTTGATGACAAAGGTAAGGTAAAAGAGGGTGTTGTTCCAAGTGGCTTGTATGTCTGGGAAATGTCTCCCTCTGGTTTAAAGAAAATACTTCAATCATTGGAACGATTTGTTAAACTTGAGATAGGTGATGATGAGATAGAGGAGGAGGAATTATTGAAGTACTTTGAGCTTGAAACCGGGTTAAATATTGCAGTAGGGGCAGAGGGTGAAGGTGTTGGAAAGAATAGCAGGGAATATACCTTCGAGTTTAAAGGTAAGCAAGGCCCATTGCAGTATAGAAATATGCCGTATGGGAAAGATAAGACAGAGCTATTAACCTTTGATCCTAGTTCTTACGGTGTCCATGAACTCCATAAGATTGAAGCTGAGAAGTTCCTTACCTATCAGCAGATGGCAAACAAGATGTTGTTTCTTGGTGACGGTAAGTTGACTGAGTTGGGGAAGATAATTCAACAAGTGGGTTATGAGATACCCGGCTTTGAAGCTAGTGATAATCCATTGGACGATAACTACTCACAGAGTTTTGCTGACAAGGTATTAGGAGAAGCAAAGAAAAAGACTCTAGGAATTAACCCGGTTAAAAATGTTCATGCTGAGAAAGCTAGGGCTAAACAAAAACAGAAAGAGGAAGAAGAGGAAAGATGGGATGATGACGAAACTCCTCCGACTAGGAAAAATAAAGCTAAAGTAACAGGAAAAACTTTATCTACTGAAGAAGATGACAATGAGGAGGAAGAGACTCCAAAATCCAAAAGTAAACAAGGAACTTCAAGACCTGTTCGAGATATTCCTCCAATTCAGTCTTCTAAGGCAGGGAAAAACAAAGTGGTAGATGAAGAAGAGGAAGAAATAGAGGAAGATGATTATGAAACGATAGATGAAGAGGAAGAGGGCTTGATTGAAGAGATTGAAGAGATAGAAGAAGACGAAGAACTGGAAGAAGAAGATGAGGAGGAGGAAGAAGAAACTCCTGCTCAAAAGAGAAAGAAAGCTGCTGATGCTAAATTCAGAAAAGCTGTGCCACCGAGCGATAGCGAGGATGAAGAAGAGGAAGAAGAAGAGGTACGCCCAAAGAAAAAGCAGCAAAAGAAATTCTACTAACGAGAGACAATTTAACCCGGTTAAAAGAGAAAATAACTAAACGTTTAATTGAAAGACAAGCCAATCTGGGGAAGTATAGGTTTACTTTTTCAGATTGGCTACTCCCAAAAAGGAATTATCCCTATGAAAAGAACAGACGATCTAGGAATAAGCATTGATGACTTAGGCTATTACGTGGAAGGTGATTATATGACAGACGAAGATGTGACAAGGGAAGCAATCTACATTTCTGAAAGAGATAAAAATAATTGTAGAATCATAGTTACAAAAGACCATAAGATAAATCTCGAAGTGCCTCACTCGGCATTTGGTATAGAGGACACACGTGTCTATCAATTTGAGTTTAACGATCAAAATGCTTGGGAAGTTTTTCTTGAAGCCATGTGGAAGGGTGAACAATACATGGCTGTCAGGAAGAAAGATTTCATAGAGTTCTTTCAGGCATTAAGACACCTACATGGACACCATTGCAGGCAGACGGATACTGTTGTAAGTAGACAAAAGTTGATACAGAAAGAAATAAATGAGCAGCAAGAAAGACTAGGTAAACTAAAAGATATTCTTAACCATTACGAAGAATACTACACCGAAGCATATGGGGAGGTATATAATGAAAATAAAGTTTAATGATTTAGAAGATGAAGTTTCGTATGCTCTCTTTAAAGGGTATGCTCGCGGAGCTAATTGGAGGAAGAATAATTCCCAACCATGCACACTTTGTCGTAAGGCTAAGAAAGAAGGTGTTGAAGGAATACGAATACACTTTCATGGTTCAGAGTTTGGGGCGTGTATGTTAAAGACATACCTAAATATGATAAACGGTGTCAGCGAAGAGATAATCAAAGGTTATTCCGCCGCTGGTTTATCTGACGGTCATGCTCATGAAAAAGAAATCTTTACTAACTTGGCTTGTGGTAACTGTGAGGTAATACCATTTGCCAATGAAGATCAAAACCAGAAAGAGATACAAGTCTACTACAAGAAACCAAAGAAGGGAGAAAAGGTAGAGCAATATGATTTCAGATTTGGAAAAGATGGAGAATTGAAAGGAAATGAAAAGAAAGAATACCAACATGTATTCAATATGATTCTCCATCTTGATGGATTATATGTGGCTAATCCTCAAATGAATGCTGAAAAAGTATATGGGATTGAAACTAAATCAGTTAAGGATTACACATATAAAAAGATTGCCAAGACCTCTGAAATCTCTGATATATGGTACGGTCAAACTCAAGCCTATATGTGTTGGGGAACATTTACTATGTTAGATGTATTCTACATCATAGTAAAGAGTAGACATAGTTCTGATATACATAGACCAATAAGAATTGTCAGGAATGACAAGTATATCAATAGGCGTCTCAATGTTCTTTATAGGATACATCGAGCTATTGTGGAAGATGATCCTGAGAAGTATAACATTGAGAAAGAACATGAAACTAAAGGCGCTTCTGAATGTCGTTTCTGTGATTACAAAGAACGGTGTTGGGGAGCTAAGTAAATTTAACCCGGTTAAAAACCGAACGAAAGGAATGAGTGAGATGAAAATAGATTGGGCAACAGTAACAATAGCTATATGCATAACAGCATGGCTGATTACTTATCACGTATTGCTACCAATGTTCAATGCATATCTTGAATATAAACTCAACTGCAAACAAATGGAGGATATACCTAACGAACCTATTCCCCAACTATATAGAGAAGTAAAAGATGAAGAAAGATTACAAAGAGATAATGATATCCCAGATATTAAACAAAGGTCTGGGAAGCCCGATGATAGAACATCCATTCATGATGAAGAACTATCGCTTTGATTATGCATGGCCTGAATATAAGATTGCCATTGAGTATCAAGGTGGCACATTCATGGGTAAGTCCGGTCATAATAGTATAACCGGGCAAACCCGTGATTGTAAGAAGATCAATGAAGCGCAGTTAAAGGGTTGGCTAGTTATCCTAGTCAATCCTAAAACGATAGACGATGGCTCGTTTATCAAACAATTGAACAGAGCATTTAAACAGCGAAAGGAACATTATGCCTGAATATCCGAACTTAGATGAACTATTTGATCCGAAAACAGAACCTAATTGTGATCCAATGTCAGACCTAAAAAAGTCAGAATTGAGAAAACGAATGGAAAAATTGACTGAACGAACAAGAAATCCAATGATTAGAAATTTGAGTTTAACCTTTGCTGAATTAAGAGAAGCAAACGTTGCCAGATGTAATGATGTATTTCACAAGTTTGAAGATTGGTCACATGCTGATTGGGCAGTTGCTCTAACCGGAGAGGTTGGTGAAATGTGTAACTTGCTCAAGAAAGTAAGAAGGGGAGAAGATATACCTATTAAAGACTTGGCTAAGGAGATAGCCGACATCCAAATATACCTCGATTTACTAGCCGCTAGTCTTGAAATTGATTTAGCTCGAGAAGTTATACTCAAATTTAATGAAGTCTCTGATAAGAGAGGCTCAAACATCAAACTTTAACCAGGTTAAAACAATGAACAGCAAAGAAAAATTAGCACAAGCATTACTGAAATATAGGAAAGTATTTTCTCCCAAAGACGTAAACAAAATAGACGATATGATTAAGAAGGCCGAGGATGGATACTATTCTGATTATGATTCTCCTCTCCCTACACCATGCATTCAGTTAATCAAAGACTTAACTGAAATCGGGGCAACGTCTTTAGTAGAGATGGCTAAGGATGGAGAATTCGATGCAACAGAAGAAGAATCAAATGAGTGGTACAAAAGAGAAGGTAGAGCATTAGCATTAGAAGTTACTGGTGGTAACGAAGAGATGGTTGACGCTCTATTCGATAAAACTGAAGAAGAGAAAGAAGCAAAGGAGGGTATTAAAGGATGGGATTACTAGACAAGTTCAATCCTGAATGTCTGTTGTATATTGGAATAGTCTGTGTAACCATCTCTGCTATTCTTATTGCAATAGGAATACGGATGAAGAATCAAGGCCAATAATAAAAAATAAAAATAGGAGGGGTGGATCAACTACCCCTTCTATCTATTTTCTCATCTATTCTTTCAAATGTCCTGTCTATCTTATCAAAAGTTTTTTCCATTCTAATATTTGTTTCAGTTATTTTATCTAAAGCCTTGTCTACTCTACTCTCAATTTTAGTAACATGCCTTGCTACTACCCAAGCAAATACAATGAGCGAACCAATGTAACCTATAGTTTGTAAAATAGCCCCAATAATTTGAGTAAAATTTATCTTATATTCCATATTTTTCAGGATAGCTCCTTTATTGGTCTAGAAATCTGAGATATATTCCCAGTAAGATAAAAATAAGACAAAGCAAAATCCCTAATATTATGCTGAGTGATTCTTTTTTCTGCCTATCCATCTATAGCTCCTCTGGGGGAGATATTTTTTTATCCTTATTTAACCGGGTTAAATTACCTTTGTTCTTGTTCAAGTTGTTGTGTTCTTTGACCACCTATACCTAATCCACGAATTTCATTCTGGTTCTTAGCGGCATTACCTTGCTTAATTACTTCAAGATATTCTTTGTATTCAGACATGTATTGTTCAAATAGCGTATCCGCTCCCTTCAATCTAGCTGTTCTGATCTTCCCTACAAACTCCCTTACTTGCTTCCTGTCTGATAATGCCTGCCATTGTCTAGTCTCTTTTAAGTCTATCCCTCTAGGCACAACACCTGTAACTATCTCCATTGATTTATCTAATAGCGATCTGTCTACATCTCCGAAGTTAATGAACTGCCTGAGAGCCGGTATAACAGATGTCATGAAGTACCCGAAGTAACTATTGATATAGGTTGAAGTCTTGCCAGTCCTCAGATTAGTCCTATCTTCCCAACCAATAGCATCCTTTACCCATTCAGGTAGTGGTATTCTGCTAAGATTTCCAAACTTCTGCCCTTCAGACACTACCTGTTCTGTAAAGAAATTCTTGTCGAATGCTACTTCGATTGGTACTTTAAGATAAGGAGTTAGCGCTGCTAATATAGTTTTTTCAGCAGTTCTCTTAACATCTAACTTATTAGTCTTAGTGTCATAGACCAATAGAGACAACGCATCGAGCGGAGTCATGTTGTTTAGTATGTTAAACTTTGCTGCCCCATCTTTATCGAAACCTGTAAAAAGTCTAGGTTGTTCCACATAAAACGAATCTCCAAATACTTCCCTTTCTGATGGATTCAAAGTATCTTCTGAAGATACTAGTAACTTTTCCATTAGACCTATTGCTTTATTAAACATAGCAGTTCTACCTGGAACTTCCATTGTTTTTTGTAAAACAAAAGGTATGGCAAATCTGGGAAATGTGTAGAATGGAAGTATCCTTCTAACAAACTTTCTTTCAAAGAATGCAAGACCATGCTGGTAATCGAACAATACTTCATTTACTTTATCAGTGGCTTGCTTTGGGGAGTAGCCTTGAGTAATGAAGTTTATGAATTGAGTAGCTCTGCTGTAATCCTCCACCATCGAAGGATGTTTCCAGTATTTACCCAATTCTAGAGTTACTTGCTTAGCATTATCTGGATCAAACTTTAATGCTTGTTCCAGATTTTTCTTGAAAGTATTACCTACAGCATCAACACCGCGAACCACATTTAATTCCTGCATTACTCTAACTAGATCGGTGCCAGTCCATTCAGTACCATTGACAGTTATTCTCTTGAAGTCTTTGGCAAAGTCTAGTAGTTGTTGCTCGCCTACTATGTTACTTAGTACCATTCTCGAAGCTAAGGCAGCATTGCCGCCAAGATGCTTAGCAAAGTAATTGTTCACTGCCTTAGGAACCTGAGTTAAAGATTTACCTCTATAAAAGTCAAACAATAATCCAGCAGCATCAACTAATACCATCGGATTAAACGTATTAGCAGCCTTCGGCCCTAGCTCTAACATAGCTTGTGCAGCGTTAGAGATTAACTGCTTAGGAGCAAATGATGGCTTAGCAATCGTTGCTCCTTTCCTAAAGAAAGCATTCATATGATCTATAGCCTTAACTAAATTCTGGACATTGGTATTCATTCCAGTTGGATAAACAGACTCTCCCAATAATTTTATATCATTAAGATAACGCTTCCCTTCTTTAAGACCTAAAAGTTTGGGGAGATCATTCTGATTTTTTATTTGAACACCTAATGCCTCAGATAAACTCTCAAAGAATTGCTTCTTGGCTAATGCTCTACGACTTGAAGAGACTCTTGTAGCATAGATCAATGCCGCATCCATCTCAGGAATTAAACCAGCAGACTCCGCTTCAGCCATAGTTAGGTATTTCCGTCGTTGCGACGATGTAAGCTGTGTTGATAGTCCGTACTTGTATTTGCTTACAGCTATCATGTCTTTACCATCTTCTAAAGCATCATAGTATCTGGGATGGTAATTTTTTATTTCTGTTTTCAGCAAACTACTTTCTATTTCTAGGGAAGCTATGTTTGCATATTCCTGTTTTAAACCAGCAATGATAGAAACTTCTTCTTTGGTTAATCCGTAAGGATCACGATCTTTAAACTTACCACCTTTCGATATTCTAGCTTTTTCCATAGCTTCGTAGAATATCTTATCAGCTTCAGCTTGAGTAATTGTTCTGTCTTCTATAAACTCGATCTTACGTGTCCTGTCGTCTACCTCACGCATAAGATTAGTAATGCGTTCTCTAGCTTGAGGGTTCTTGCTGATAGTGTCAAACAGTTTTTTAGTTTCTCTTATTACCTGCCCTTCTATGTAATCGTATTGATTCTGAAACTCCTTGATTACAGTACCAAAAGGCCCATCTAATGGTCTAACAAACAAACCTTTAGCAGTCTCTTTTAACCCGGTTAAAGTCGTTCCTGTAAATTCTCCGGCTGTCTTAGCAAACTTAGCAGTCTGGGAAATAACAGGTATGTTACTACCAATTACCGCATCATTAAGTTTAGTGACGAAATCAATACTACGTTTCAATGGGGCAAGGGCAGTGAGATTCAGTATATCCGCTCTAGCCTTAGTAAAAGGGACACTTAACTGTAAAGTGGTTTTTGGTTCCTTGAATATCTTCTTAGCTAATGCTGGATCAAAATTAGCTATCCTTTGAATACGTTTCTCTACGTGTTCGTATACCTCATCAATCGTCAACTTGCGTATAACGCCTTGTGGCATTACAGTTTGCGGTCGTGCTGCTAATGCTCCCTTAACGGATATTCCACCTGTCTTAACAGGTGTTAATAGAGCTTCATCCATCCCTGCTTCAAAAGGCAATTCTTCCTCGAAGTCTTTAGCAAACTTGGTCTTAGGTAGACGTTCAATAGTCTTATCTGTAGTTTCTTTTTGGAGTCTATTCAGTAAACTACTCTTAAACTCTTTAGTAAACTTACTTATAGATTGTCCATTTCTAACCAAATTAGTTGCAGTCTCAACGTATGAATTTACAGTCTGGCCCACAAGAGCATTAAGATTATCTATTTGCTCTTTAGATGCATTTTTACCGGGTTTAAATTTGCTCAACGAACTAAGAACTTTAGACTTGGCGAATAATTGAACCTCTTCAAGGTCGGGAAATCTTTGCTCAACTATCCCTGTGCTACTTTCAAAGCCTCTTTCTGGAATTTGTGATTTTCTGGTTACATCCTGCCCCTTCCTAGTCTTAGGCAATGGACTTCTAGTACCGAATACAGGGGTTCTCACGGCTTTTGCTGCTCCCGGTACTTCTGCCCCTGCTACTAAAGGCAGTGGTGGTGGTAAATCTTTACCTATCTTAACGGCTTGTTTCAATTCAGAAGATATATCATCAACAATACTATTAACCATTCCTGCTACTTTTTTAGCTCTCAATGGTCTTGTTCCTAATGTCTTGGGCAATGGTATTTCATTAATACCTAACTCATCGAAAGCTAATTTTCTGATAGACTGCTTATCAAAAGGTATTCCCAATTGAGTCAATTCATCGGCATATTGTTTCGATAAAGCAATCACTTCTTTGCCTATCCTAAACGGTGATAGGTCTTGAACAGTGGCAGAAATGCCTCTCTGTGTGGCTCTAAGAGCATCTCTCTGTACGTTCTTGCCAATGGCAGAAATAACACTTCTTGCGCTAGCTATTTCATTTGCTATCATTCCGGCTCTAAGTGTAGTTCCGTACTTGGTTAATACCTGTGTCCCTATCTTTACACCTTTACCAGCGAATCCTATTCCTAAATAGGATGTAGGATCAAGACCGACATCTAAAGCAAAACCCAATACAGCAGTAGCTTTAGGATTGTTCTTTGCAAACTCTGGGGCGCGTCTCTTGATTACATCAGAGAATGACAACTTTCGTTTGGGATCAACTAACTCCCCGAACGAGTCAGATATAGCATCGAATATACTTTTTGATTCATCCGCTAATCCGTCAAAGAAAGCGGCTGAGGCAAATTGAGGACGCGATATAAACTCCAAGATAGGAGAGAGTGAGGACACGATTGATCCACCAAATCCGGGAGTCGGTGTAGTAATAGGTGGAGGATTATTCGCTAGCAACCCTTCAAACACATTACCTGACTCAATAGGAGCGGATGAAGGAGGCGGATTTCTCCTTACGAGTTCATCAAAGATATTATCTGGCATAATTTAACCCGGTTAAAACTATTTTTTTAATTGGCTTTTAGCAAACTCAAGACGATCAAGGGCATCGTCAAGTTTATCTTGAAGTGCCTTGACTCTTTTTCCACCACCCATAGGGGCGGTCAATGCTTCTGAGATTTGATTTCTAAGACCTATAACTATCTTCTCAAGTTTCCTCACGTCTTCTCTTTTCTTTTCTTCTGCAGCAAATGGCTCTAATTGCTTTCTTATCTCTTCTCTTTGTTTCTGTAATTCCGGTCTTCTCTTTGAGCCAGCAAATTTTAATTCTTCATCTATATCTGAAAGTTTAGTCCTCAAACCTTCTTCAGGTGTAACTGTTGGCTCAACCTTCATCTCACTTTGCACTCTTTGAATGATAGTATCAGCTTCACCTTTAGTAAGTTGAAGTTTTTGATATATTTCAGGTTTTAAGAAATCAGTCTTTACTTGTTCAAACGGTCTTGTCTTTGCTGCTTCTCTTACCAGTCCTTCAGCATGACCTAGTTTATTTTGACTATTCGGTATATTCATGCCTGATTGTTGAGTAAATCCTTGCATCTGAGAAAACGTCTGTAATGCATATTGTTGAACTTCCAAAGGAGTAGCTTCACGTACAAACTTCTGGCCAGAAATAAGCGCAGGTTGTTGAGTAAGAGGATCAACATCTCTTTTAACAAGTTTCTGTTGACCGTCTACATCTGTAATCCATATCATAGGGGTCTTTTGGGAAAACTCAAATGCAAACTCTTGTGCTGCTTGCATTGGAGACTTACCGCTAGCACTTAACCTCGCTTGTGCTTCCGCTCCTATTCTTTGTAAAGCCATTCTTTGAATCTTATCTTGCTGTGATTTGATGGCTTTATTCATCTTTGTTATATCTTCTTTGGTAGGTAGTTCTTTGTTAGCCAAACGACTATACAAATCAACTGCCGTACCAGCATCCATCTCACCGCTCATAATAGCTTCCATAGAATTTTTCGCTACTTCAGCAAAAAACTGATTCTCTCTTGTGGCATTAGCTTGTAACTGTGTTAAATCTTTACTAGCTTGATTCTGCCTTATATCACGCAATCTAGTTTCATTGGCTTGAAACTGATCCCGTGATTTCTGAAACCTGTTATTTAGTATCAATTGACTTCTTTGCTCTTTACTGGCAGCTTTAAACTCTTTTTCTCTTTGGGTAGTCTCTCTCTCAAACCTTCTACCTTCAGCAGCCTCTCTCCTACTTTCTCTACTTCTTTCCAATAAATCCTCTATCTCAAGAGTAGCTCCTAACTCTTTAAGTCTCTGCCTTCTCTGTTTCTCTATCTGGACTTGTTGGAATTTAGTTTTTATTACGTCCTGCAATGCAGCACCGGGGTCTTGAGATACACCTACGGCTAATGCTTGAGGTACTGCTTGGAGTAATCGCATCCAGAAACCTTGCTGTGGTTCTGGTTGAGATATTCCAGCAAGTATTTGTTTTATTCTATCCTGTTCTTCGGCCATACTACCTCCATTTTAACCCGGTTAAAGTGGTGCAACTACCTCAAATCCTTCAGGCACTACTTCGTAATTTGGTGTACCAAGTTCTTTCTGTACCCACCTTTCTCCCTCACCTATTGGGCAAGGTATCTGTAACTGTATGTACCCCAATTTATCTGGATATTTAACTGAGGTAAAAATGAACACAGTGTCTCCCTGCTCTGCCTTGTGTACTACTATTTTTAAAACTGGTATATGCATATTTATTTACTCCTTTATTTATTTTACTACTTGTAACTTAACCATAACCACCATCCCCTCCTACAGGAGGTCTTCCGGCTTTACCAAATCCACCTGTTGCTGCCCCTACAGCAGGCCCAAGAAAAGCCCCAATGCCAGGAATAGCCGCCGCTCCAAGTGTAGCTACGGCAGAAAGTATACTCTTCCAGGGTGATTGATTCTGACGTTGTAACTCCAATTTTTGCTGTTCTATCTGAAACTGTCTATCTGAATCTATCCTTCTTTGTCCTAATTCTTCTCTGCCTAAGCCTATTTGACCGGATGCTACACCACGAGTAGTTTCATTACCTGTGATAGAATTAAACAAATCGAGTGCTGATTTAGTACTAAGATCCGTCAGGAATTGACGTATACCTAATTCTCTACCGGCGGCATCTGATAAGGCTTGATTTCTAACTAAACCTTGTCCTTGCTGTAGTCTAGTAACGGCATCATTGGCTAGAGTACTTTCATTCATTCCTCTAGAATATAACTGAGCCACTAAATCACCACCTTGCCTAGTGAATTGTTGATCTAGTTGCTCAAGAGTGGCTTTAGTTATTTGATCCAGTAATGCTTTATCTGCTGGACTAAGGTTACCTAATGCTCCTGTTCCTTGAAATCCTTGAGTCTGATTACCACTAACAGCTGGATTAGGTAATCCAAAAAACTGCCCTTCTCCTGTATTAGCTACTCCTCCAAATGTACCAGATAATACGCCTAACGCTTGTTGAATAGCATTCTCAGTACCGGGTATTTGTTTAGTTACAGGTAATACCGCAGGTCTATCTGTGCTGGTTTCTGTTACTCTGCCTATATCAGAAGAAGTGCCGTTTAAATTCCTTTCAAGTCTATGGGTATACCCTTCTGCATCCCTATAGGTTAATGCGCCCGCATCTCTTGAAATTATTTGAGAAGGATCAACACCGGCAGGTAATTGTATGTCTCCAAAGAAATTCCTAAGCAAATCTTGATATTCTGGGCGAGAATAAACTTGACGTTCGGCATCTCCTTTTAACCCAAGTCTTTTAGCTAAGGCTTGGACTTCTCTTTGAAAAGCATTTAATGCCATCTTTACTCCTTTAACCCGGTTAAAATCTTGTTAATTTAATATAAGCTATAGCCTTAGTTATATCTCCTAGAGCAGTTCCTTGCCCCCTGACTCTAAGTAGTTGGTTGTTGGAATCCATATTTGCCGGAGTCAGTGTACCGCCCCTAGATATAATTCTAGTTCCAAAACCACCACTAAAAACAGGTGCGCTTGTAGATTCAGCCATACCTGTAATCAAACTCATTACATATCTAACAGTTGTTGCATTCACAACCCCATAGCTAATAAAAAATTGCCATCCCAAATCGTCTACATCCTTTAGTCCCGTGGTTTCTACATTAGCTGTGCCGAAATCAACAACTAAATTTTTATCATTATCATTCGGTGTATTAAATCCGCCGTAACATACTTCTAATAAATCGCCTGGTTTTAACGCTCCGGCTACAATAGTAAATTCATCTAAACTCGTAACCGCGCCAGGAGCGCCAGCAGCACTTTGAACTAAATCATAATTCTTGTGAATTACTTTTGCAACACCTGTAATATAACCATCACTTGGAAAAACACCGCCTAACTGGAATTTACCAGTCAGGTATCTGATTATCCTTTCTGCGCCTCTGCGATAAGGGAGTGGCATAATCTTCGCTTTCGCTCATAATCCTCGGTTTAACTTCGGAAATTAACCCGGTTAAAATCTACTTCTTCTTGCTCATTATCTTATTGACTTTAGCCATCTGGCTAGAGAAACTCATTTTCTTACCTTTAGTTTTCAATTTCTTTTTTGGGTAGCCTATTCCTTTTGGCATATTTACTCCTTTAATCCAGAAAAGACGGATCAGCAACAGTTACTTCGATTTTAATATCACTTATTGTAGCTGTCGCACTAACCGGATCAACACTCGCAATACCACCAGCAGTAATTATATCTCTAACTTGAACTTGGGATAAGTCTTGCGTTAGGGATAAATTTATTTCTGCCTCAGTTGGCCCTTGAGATGATTCAAAATCTATACGATCAACAATATTATTCCAACTCGAACCACCATTTAGAGAATATTGTAACTGAAATCTGTTGGTATTACCTCCTGAAAATGGAGGGTCGCTAACATCATTGCCGCTACTGGTATGTGTGACTTTCAGTTTAACTGAAGTTCTAATTCCACCAAACAAATCCTGAAAAGTAAACCATCTACACGATTTTACTTGTTGTCCTGAACCTCCACCAAATGATGAAGTAGTAGATGCGTGCCCAGTATTAGACGGGGTGGTAACTGCAACATCTCCACCAATACCGTTACCAGTATCGGGAGTCTCATTAGTTGTCGGTATTCTAGTTATTACACTCATAATAATCAACTGAGTTTTACAGCAATCTCGATAGAAATTGTTACCATTTGTTCACTAGCTGTATTTCTAGTGGTAAACAGTGGATAGATTTGATCGCCAGCAGTTAATGGAACGTCGGCTATATCGCTATTCAGTATGTTATTTTGAGCTGGGGTATTCACATCTACAGTCCCTACATCAGCTTGGGCAACACCGGCAGAGTTTCTACGTTTAATAGTAAAAATATTACTTGCTCCACTATCAGAACCAGCGGCCCATACTGCATATATACGAGTAATAGTATTCAGACCGACAGAAGGCACAATAAATCTAGGCTGACTCTCTACCGTCTCAACCGCTGCTGGTAACACTGTATAGAGCCAACTTTTAGTAATAGTTACCACAGTTTGACTGACAAGTTTGCCAGTCTTTTCCATTGAGGCAATCTCCACTCCGTCAGCAAAAAACTCTACTATCTTATTAGCCCCTAACTGATCGAATCTAGCAACAGCAAAACCATTATCATTACTTCTAACTCTAATAGATTTATTTACAGAAACACCAGACAAGCAATCAAGTATATTTAAAAATTCATTATCATCATCATCGGCAACTACAGGTTGTCCTGTTACTCTGTTTTTCAATAAAACTAATAGTGACATCCGTTCTCCTTTAACCGGGTTAAACTGTATCTTGTGCTTTAGACGTACTAAGAATTGCCGATCTAATACCAAAATTATTTATAATGAAACCCTGATTTATAGTCTGACAAGTTATTAGAAACTGTATGGTTACAAATTTCCTTTGTTTATCAAATAATGGCGCCCTTCTTATTCTCCTAGTACGCGGAGAAATATTGAATCCGTATAAACCAGTTCCATATAAAGCAGTCCCATACACTCCACCAAATGATAAGTCACCCCTGACTAATCCAAAATTATATTGACCTTCAGATTCTCCATCATTAATGATATATGTAATTAATAAAGAAAGAAATTCTGAAAGTATTATGAATACAAGAAACCAGTCTTTAAATAGCTTTCTCAAATCTTGTAATTCATAATCATACGACTTTGTTAATATGGATTGAAAAATGGGCGCAGTATCGTCAGCAAACATCTTTGTTAAAGTCCCAGGAACGTATAACCCTATAAAAAAATCTCCACTTGTAGGAACATCAACACCTAATAAATAAGTAGTCTGGGCAGTCCCTATGACGTGTTGCTCAATAGAAGTACCAAAAGCGTAACCATCAAAGAAAACCCATCTAGCCACACCTTGCGTAACCTTGCTGTAGTCTAATACAAAAGTAGTATTCTTATTAAAGCTAGAAAAAGATGCAGCTACGCATAACCAATACTGACTAACATCATTAAGAGTATATCCGAATACATCTAAATCTGTTATTGTTTTAGATATTTGACTAATTTCAGCTACTTTCTCACTAACAGAAGAGTTTTTAAAATCTCCTGTTTGCTCAGCAGCAGCAAGAGAGGCTACAGTACCCTCTTCTGTTAAGAACAACACATCATCAAAGGTTTCTCTTATGGTAGTTTGGGCGATACATCCTATGTTTTTAGAATACTCTACGACTTCCCAAGTACTAGGATCAGTATTAGGTACTGCTGTTGCTCTTAGAACATATATCCTTCTCCTTTTAAAGATAAACAGTCTCTCTTTGGTAGCATACAATCCAGTTATTATATCTCCATCACCGGGGGCAATGTCTATGGTTATTCCTTGAACTGGATTAGTAAGACCCCCCGTATTCCATGCTGTAGCACTTCCTAAATCAGAACATTGAAGTCTATTAGGACTAGATGCATGTACTATCCAAAGTCTGTTATCATGTTCCTCGATATATCTACCATCAGGAGCAGCCGCTAAATGAGAAGCAGTACCGGGGGCAGGCCCGACAACTTGAATCGGATTACCTGCCCCTGTTGCGCCGTTTACTCCGACAGCAACATTGTTTAATGCTTTCCAGTACCATCTAGCCCCATTGGGCAAACTCAATGCCCCTGTAAGGTTAGTAATACTACCCAAAACTAATGGCCTTGATAACAACTGAGTTCCTTGAGTATACAGAATACCTATAAAACCTGAGTCAGTATTAAAACTAAAGATGCTAGTAATTTTGTTACTATAAACATCTCCTGATTTAGTCACTCCATTTCTAGTAACTAAATTGTTAAGGTCATCATATTCAAAATTGAGTATCTCGACGGCTTCATTGTCTTCGATTTCAGTAGGGCCGGCAGAAGTATTCACTCCACCAAAAAAAGCATCAATGGATATTTTTCTTATTGGAGTTTTTTCTGTACCTGTTCTCTCACCCATGATTTTAACCCAGTTAAATTACTCGAATGGATACCTGAATCTCTTGTAAGGTCTACCAGAATTGCGCGGTAAATCTGTTTGCCCTCTAACTAAATCTCTAGCAGAAGATTTATTATCTTGCTTGACTATGAGATTTAAGTCTTCGTTGAAGTCAGCCCTATGAGCATTATGCAAATCCCAATCCAAATCTATCCTAGCAATGTGCATAGATAAACGAGACTTCAATAAGAGAATCAACTCATCATTAACAGGAATATCACTATTACTGGTTAAACCTTTTGGGTAATAGTAATAAGGCGCGCTTATTTGAAATACTGCATTCGGTACTGGTTGAAACCTAAGTTTACCGACAATATTATTAGCCACGATAGTGGCATTAGTTATCCAAGCAAACTTAGGTCTACCCGGTTGTTCAAAGTCTAAGTTGTACCTAGACAATCTTCTAGGATTTAAATATGTGATATTATCATCATCGTCTACAAAACGAAGGTATTTAAAATCCTTGAAATCATTGGGGAGATCGTATTCAGCCGTACCATTTACAGTGTTAATTGTTAGGTCTTTCCATAAAAACTTGAACTTGGTCTTAAGAGCGATTCTCACCAAATCGTTCTTAATCCAAGTTTCAAGTTGAGTTATGAAGCCTGTGTCTCCCTGACGCTCACCATGCTCTAAAGCTACTTCTAAGGCTAAAGCGTTGAGTGTCATTTATTATCCTCCTTAACTCGGAGTCAACCAAGCCTGTGGAACATCGGCTAAATCCATAAACGTATCATCAATGTGTTGGTGTTGAGTCTGGACATGCTCCTCTAGTATCCTCATAACTAGCTTATGTTTACTAGCTGGAACATCTGGCCAACCCCTTTTTTTATAGCCAATAGCTTTAGCAGCATCAAACTTGCAATGTTGTAGCTTACAGACTGAAGGGTGCATCACTACAAGATCACGAATAACCAAAAGATGGTGTACCTTTTTTTCTTTCCTCTGTACGCCAATGCCTGTTTTCTTTTTCTTCTTAGGCATTAGATCGTCAAAAGAAAGTTTATTGTTATCGCTATTAGCAAGATCAATTCTTGAAAGTAGAGATTCTATTTCACCTTCTGTGTACTCCTCTTGTTCTTCTTCTTCTATCTGCCCCATAGAAAGATCAAGAGATTCTAAAGAACTAGCTGGTTCTTCATCTTCGTCAAAACTAAACTCTACTTCCTCAAGGCTTTGTTCGTCGTCATCTTCGATTTCCTCAATAAGAGGCATATCATCGGGATAATCAACGTCTGATGAAAACGTTTGGTTTAAATCATCGTCCGTTTCCATAGCCGCGATAAATTCTTTGTAATCTGTTCTAATTCTCTTTGCCATCTCACTCAATCCTTTCGCTCGGTTTAACCCGGTTAAATTATTTATTTCTTCTCTCTAATTATCAGAGTATGGTTGTACTCTGGGGTAATTTCCCTGTGTGTTTTGCTGGCTTTAGTTCTACAGTAAACGTGATTGTTGCTTGGATAATCTTCGCTTACTTCAACGGGAGGAAGATCAGAACTAATAATTGCAGGAGCGCCTTCAAGATATTCCTCCAACTTTTCTTCAGCGTTTTCATCCAAAAACAACTCTTCTTCAGTTTCTTCTATCTCTTCTGAAAACTCTGCAATAGAGGAGATGGTTTCTTCCTCTACGTCTATTTTTTTCTTTTTAGCCATATTTCCTCCATTTATGTCAATTTAACCCACGTAAGATTGGCTTTAAATCCTGTTGGTGGCTCATTAACCAATGCTCTAATACCTAACCCACTAGCTGCATTAGTAATTCTTCGAGTCTCAGCAGCGGTTGGAGTAGTTACAGCCAAAGTAGACAGCCTACCGGCTGTTGCTGGATCAGGGCCTAACACATCGGCAGCAACAACAGCAGCGTTCACATTAGCAATAGCCTTGCCTCTAACCGTAATGAACATAAATGTTCCTGCCAGATGAGAAGTCAAAGCCGGATCAGTTGTTAATGGCCCACCAAGACCTTGTTCAGCAATACCGTCAACTACATTGCCCAATGTATCATTAGCATCAGTATTGATAATATTAGCATCCCTATCTGCTTCAGTAGCAAATGCAATATCCGCTTTAACTGAGTTAAATTGTGTGATTGTGCCGTTAGCCCTTACATATCGGTAACGATTACCGGGTCGGTAACGATTCATTATGATAATTTGGGAAGATTGACCACCACCACCAGCAGAAGTGGGATGTAATCTAGTGATTATCTTATCCCCTTGACGACCTCTTGAGTCGTCAACTTCAATACCAAGTTCGTTTTCAATTACTGTTCCGAACTTAGTAACATCATACAAAAGTTTGTCAGCCATTTTTTCTCCTTTAACCGGGTTAAATTAAGCGTCGTCTATAGCAAATATGCTAATAGAGACTGGTCTAGCTCCCTCAGCAGCGTAGATGTTTATCTTTGCCCCATCAATAAGATTAGCGACAGTGTTGCCACCATCATCTATGTAGAACTCTTCGCCGGGAGTTAGCCTGTAACCTTTTGCAGTATCACTACCGGCAGGATCAATCGTAGCATCACCAATTAAGATACAACCGCCTGCTTTGATTTTAAGGAGTAGGTAAGTACCACCACCAATCAAAGCGGCTATTGTAGTTCTACCGTCAGTCTGTACTCTGGTAAAAGTACCTTGTCTAACATCTCCGGCAGGCATGATGATAACTCCTTATGCAAAGTCAATATCGTCCATACGACCATGAAGATCACGAAGCTGTTCAGTGTATTGAGCGAACAGGATCATCTGTGCAACTTTAGCGTCTTGATCGGGAGGACGAACAAACTCAGTCATAACGAAATTACGACCAGAACCAATAATCAACTTGATAAAGTCTGTATTCAGACCGATCAACTCTTGATTAGTGGCGCCAGCGGCAATACTTGTGTTAGGCACAAGATTATCCATCACAATTGGGACGGATTTGAAGAGCAAGTTTTCAAAGTTAGCATTAGCAAGGTTAGCATCCGACATATTACCTTGCTTGACATAACGCTCGTTGACTACGACAGACGATTCAAAGTATTCATGCACCCTTTGACCAGTAAGCATGAGTTTGAGTTTATCTGTATTACGCATACAGGAGTTGTAGAATGTGGTCAGGACTTGTCTGAATACTCTGTAATCTTGGTCTAGTTCTTGAAGAAAGTTACCATTAGCGAGTCTAGCTGAAGCAAAGGCGTCAAACCCAATCCATTGATTTCTCCACCACAAATCAATGTTTGAATCAATACCACCGTAAACGTTCCAAGCCGCGCCATTCTCGATAGATGCGGCAAAACCTGTAATATCTTTACCACCATTACCAGAACCGTCAGAATGTGATTGACGATTAAACTCGTTAGTAACCGTCATTTGAAGTTGCATTGTCTTACCCTTGAGGAGAGACAATACGCGAGTTTTGTTTTCAGCGTTGATAAACTCTTGTCTACCTGAAATGACAAGAGATCCCGACAGTGACGCCCACGGATATTCCGAGGATGTCATACCTTCTTGTGGGTCTGTCGGCAACTTATCGAAGTCTCGATAGCTACCGACAGTGGTGTTTTCACCGAAGATCACCGGCTCTACCAATGTTCTGCCTCCGGCTTGTTCTTCAACACCGCCTCTCTTCTTTATATTGAACATTACTGCCGACTTATCAGTTACCGCGTCAGCAAAGCGTGGGCGATAACGCTGTAAAGTCGTAGTAGCGATTTGGTCAAAATTCGGATTGGGCATGAAGTAATTTCCTCCTTGAGAAATTTAACCCGGTTAAAATGTGATAGGAGGGTTATTTAGGAGGGTTAGGAGGGTGTTCTAGGAGGGTTAATTTTTTTGAGGAGGGAATTACTTTTTTACTTTCGTCTCTTCATGTGAGAAACGATAGACGAATCGAACGACTTATCGAATACATCGCTATCGTTGCCTTTGAACTTCTTAAATGGAGTTCTTTCAGGCGCTTTAGTCACTACATCGGCAGAATCAGCATCAGGTTTCTTACGAGCAATAGATTTTTGCTTCTTTTGAATATCAACCTTCAGTTTATCACGCTGCTGAGGATTCAATCTACGATAAATCTTCCATGCTTTCTCAGCGGCGTCTTGTCCACGAAGTTCGGCATCTCTCATAATGACAGCCAATTGAGGCATAGCTTTAACGAAAGCAGCCCCATACTTGCCAGCACCCGTCCTGAATTGTCTGGTAATATCAGCTTCATCCATCGCAGCCTGATATTTACTCATCTTACCGTTGACAGCAGATTCTACAGAAGTGTCAATCTTTTTCTCAAGACGTTTCAGAAGAGTTTTAGTACTGATTTCGCCCTCTTCCTCTTCTTCATCCTCTTCGTCGTCATCGTCTTTTTTCTTCTTGCCTGTCAACCCAATTGCAGCAAGAGACATTGCAACCGATTGAGCAATAACATTGGGAAGATTCTTTTGAAATGTGGTAAATTCTTCCTTGAGACTTTCAACAGTTAGATCAGAAGATTCTTCTTCGTCGTCTTCTACTTCTTCCTCATCATCCTCTTCTTCTCCTTCGTCCTCCTTATCCGAATCTTCTTCAACATCCTCCTCAGAATCCTCTTCCACGTTATCGAAGTCAAATTCGTCTCCTTCTTCAAATCCACTTAGGTTGAGTTCACCATCATCATCCATCTCAAAATCCAAATCGTCTACTGTTTTTGCTTTAGGCATAATTACTCCTTTACGTTTTAAATTTTAACCCGGTTAAATTTAAGTAAACGCCGGGTCTATGAAAATATCATCTGGACACGCGCTTTCCATCTCTTTTCTCTTCTGTTCCTTCTTCCGCTTTTCTTTTATTGTTGTGCAATTGTCTTGTTCTATGTCAACCCCTGCATATTCCTGTATAAGAAATCTTTCCAACTCCTTCTCATGCCTTCTGTCTTTGCTTCTTCCAGCAGATTCTCTATCTTTAGCTAAACCTTCTTTATCCGTCCTATCACCTACTTCTATAAAACTTCTCTCAAAATCATTCTCCCAATGATGTTTACACCATCTATCATACTTGGCTTTTGAAGTAGAATAATAATCTGTAGTCTCGAAGTATACACCGTTCCAATGGCTATCAGGACGCATTACGGTTAGCGAAAATAGCTGAGTAGCATGAGCCTCGCATTTCGGACAATTCTGCTGGTCAGGATCATCCACAACATTCATACCATCAGCTACTCGCCAACCGTAATACTCGGTGAACGTATGGCCGCATTTGGGATCATCGCATTCAAAATCGTATTCTGGCATATCTTCGCTCCGCTCAGAATTAGCGGTATCAGCCTTCCAATAACCCCTCCTCGAATTATCAGTCAGCCAATACCGCTAATGGGA